GTACACCTGCATTGTCTGATACATCATTGTATAAATCATTAGACAGAATCTTTTGTTGTAAATCTGTTAATGTTATTGTCTTTGTGTGATTTGCCATTTTTAATCTCCTTTATGATTGAGTTGTTTCACTCTTGGCTTATGCTACTAAGTAGCCTGAAAATGATGCTTCTACAGTACCTATAGTTGACTGACTTGCACCACCACTTTGACTCCACTTAACAAACGCAGTATCACTTGCATCCATATCTGCTAATACATTTATATTAAATGTCCAAAATGCTGGGTCACCACTCAAGCCACCTAAATCAAAAATAGTTTCATAATTTCTATTACTTGTAGTAAGAAAAAGTCTAATATAAGTAGCGGCAGTATCTAGAGTACCTGCTCTAACTGTGACATCTAATTGATACCTTCCTGTTATTGGAGCAGTAAATATATAATTACTATTATTATAATCTGCATTTTGGTCAAATACTTCTGTTCCAAAAGCTATAGTGGCATCACTAGCAATACTAGTTTGTGAGCTACTAGGTCTAGCCATAAAAGCAGGTTGAAGTGGTTTGGTTACAGCACCAGTAGAATCAATTTTTAAACTAGCTCCTGCTGAAGTAGCTAATGTCATGTTATTATCATTATGTCCATATTGAATGTAAGCTGTCATAGAATCTTGTTCAGCATCATTGAATCCTATATAACCAGAACTGTCATTTCCTGAATATATTGTTAATCCTCTTCCTCCTGAACCATTACCTATAACTAAATCATCTGCTAAGTTATAATGACCATCAGGATTTGAATTACCAATGCCAACTAACCCTGCTCCTGCATCAAGAAAAATACCATGAGTGTTACCATCACTTTCAACACGAAAGTCTAGGTCTATGCTATCTTCATTAAAAACTGCTTCGCTTGAAGTAAATTTTAAACGACCTCGTGTATTACCATCAACCATAGTTACTAAATTTAATGCAGAATCTTCTGTGCCATTAGACACATCAGTTGCAGTTGCTTCTAGTTGAACTGCTGTTGTTACTTCTGCTGCATCATTATCAAAAAGAAATTGAACACGACCTAATACATCATTGTCAGCAGGACTTCCACTATCTCTTGTAAATTGTACTACAGGACCTCTATCTCCATCTGCATCAGTTGATGTTAATACTAATTGTGGGTCATTATCAGCAGTGCTTATAGTTGTACCATCTAATATGGTAGCACCTGCTCCTAATAGTTTTGCTGTATCTGATGCTCTAGTCATATCTTCTCCTTAACCTGTAAATGCGTCTGCATCTGTTATTGCTTTATCAATAACTGTAAAACTCTCTGAACCCCAATCAGTCAATGCCTTTTGATATTTGAGATACCCAACATGACGAATAACATCTTGTTTTTTTTCATCATGTGTAAGGTCATGTTTTATACCTCTTGTGATTCTTTCCACGTCTTGTAGTTAGCCTTAACAGTGTCTGTCCAAACTGCATTGGCTACTGCTTGTACTTCGGTAGCTTCTGAACTTATGTCGGTGTCTGTGTATGTCCACTTACCATCTTCACCTTTTATAGATACAAATGGTCTTACAACGTGTCTTTCTCTTGACCTACTAATTTCTTTATCATCTTCTTTGACAACTGTATCTGTTGCAACTTGCACATTCCAACTACCAACTATTTCTATTTTTTCTATTATTGTTTCTTTTGTTAATGCCATTTTTTATTTCCTCTATTCAACATGATAAGTGCAAAAAAAGTCTATTCTTTTGGTACTTGCATTTGCACAAGTTAAGGTACTATTAGCGTTATAAATAAAATGTATATCTGCCGCTTGATTTTCTATATTAGGTCTAAGATTATTAACTACATAATCACTAGTGCTTAAAGTTGTAAAACTAACATTTCCACCTCCAAGAAAAAAACCATTTATACTAGATGAGAAAGGTAAACTTAGATTTAAAGGATTAGTATTAGTATTAGAGCCTACAGTTACAGATGCGTGTAACATAACCAATCTTCCTATTTTTGTATAATTTCCTCTATTGGTTGTAATAGATGCTTGTCCACTAATTTCAGTAAATGAATGTGTTCCTTCTTCATAATCGTCTAGAAGATTTGATGCAGTAGCAGCAGTAACACCAAGATAAACACCCTTAGAAGCATTGGTAAAAAGTATATCATGGCTTACTGCAAGATTGTCTCCTGATGCACCTGCCAAAACAACATCAGATGTACTGTTATCTTTAAAGGCAACTAAAGCTAAACTATCTGTACTGACAAACTTTCCAGCAATATTGCCACTTCCACTATGTACTTCAAAAACTTCAGTAGGGGAATTTGTACCTATGCCAACTCGGTCATTACCAGCATCAACAAAAAGCATATTAGTATTGGTATCTGATTCAACACGAAAATCTATGTTTGCACCACCTTCATTAAAAACTGCTTCAGTTGCGTTAAATTCTAGTCTTTGACTATTTGTACCTCCAACTATGGAATCAATTCGGAGGTTAGCACTCTCTGTGCCATCGGAGACATCTACTGCTTTAGAAAATATTGTTGCATAAGCAATCTGTTCATCAGCATCATTTTCACCTAGAAATCTAACTCTACCAAAAACATCAGAGTCAGCAGGACTTGCTGAGTTTCTATACAAATCAAGTTGTGGACCTGAACTTGCATCAGCATCAGTAGAAACAAGAGTTAGTTGTGCATTATTATCAGCAGTTGTTATCGTTACTGCGTTATCAAACTGTCCACCATCTGCTTTACTTACAGTGTCTGCCACAGAGAATACATCATAGACTACAATCTCAATCATGTCACTTACAGTAGCACCTGTAGCGAGTACAACAGTCGTGCCTGTAGTAGCTGTGTAGTCAGCTTCACTTAGCTTCACACCATTTTGATACACATCAACGTAGTTACTGTCTTTGTAGCTTAACGTGATATTTTCTGCACCTGCACCACTGAATGATGTTTGGGATGCAGTAGCAGTGTATGTATGTTTCTGTCGTACTCCGTTAGATGGAGATACTCCTAAGTATGCCATTATGTGTTCTCCAATGTTACTATTCTAGCTGTCAATGCTTCTATTGTAGCTTGTTGTTCTTGCAATGCTTTTGTGAGTAAGGGAACAAGTTTACTTTGGTCTATTCCTTGTGGATTTATTTCTGTAGTAGAATAAGTTTTAACATCACCCACAGATTTAGTAGGGTTATCACCTTGAGTTTCAACATCATCTTCTGTGTATCTTGCTTCTACTGCCATAGCATCTTTCTCGCCAGTAATAGCTTCAGGTATAATGCCTGATACTTCGTGTGCAATAAAACCATCTACTAAAGTATTATTTTCGTCTGCAATCCAATTAAATCTGCAAGGTTTAAGTTGTTTTAATCTAGTAGTTGCATCAAATTCATAAGTAATTGATTCTTTTAATCTGTAGTCTGAACTTGTATTATAAGCTACAGACGAACTACTTGCTCTTGTTATTGAACCTATTCTACCACCACTACTTGTATTAAAATCACAAAATAAACCACCAGTATGGTCTACCCCAGCATAAAAATAAATATTTGCTCTTGAATTTAAATTATCACCTACACGAGCAACCATACCATCATTATTTCTTAGTGATGACCCAACAAGAAAACTAGTAGCACCTATATCTGCATTACCAGTAACCTTAACATCATGGTTAAATGTAGCTGTACCTGCATCTGACATATCAAGTGTAAGTGCAGTTACAGTAGAACCACCATCATTGCCTTGAAGTTTGAAATCAGCATCAGATACTGAGGAAAAAATATGTAAATCATTACTGCTTTGATATATTTGACCAAATTCAGTTCCATCATCTTTTAGAAAAATATTTTGCCCACCTGCATCTAAAATAATGTCTCCTGCAACATCAATAGTTAAATCACCACTTGATAAGTCTATTTCTGTACCATCTATCGTTATATTATCTACCACAACACCTGCGTTTGCAGTGACTGCACCATTAAAAGATGCTGCTCCTGCCGCTGACATATCAAGTGTAAGTGCTGTGATTGCACTACCACCATCATTACCTTTGAATATTATGTCTGTGTCTGATGTAGGAGCATTTACAATAAAACTACCTGATTCCATACCTATGTTAGCAACACTTGTACCATCATCTTTTAAAGTAATATCACCACCACCCACATCAAAGTTAAAATCACCTGCTACATCTATGCCACCATTTAAAATGGATGCTCCTGTAACAGTATGAGTTCCCCCTGTTGTAACATTACCACTAAAGTCACCTGTGGTTGAATCAACAGCAGTTGCAATTATATTTTCAGGTTTCTTTCCTATGTATGGCATATTATGTAATCTCCATATAACTCATTGTCACTGAAACTTTATCTGCTACAGAACAGTCTACAGTTATTCTGTCATCAGCATTTAAAACAATCTTGTTACCTGACATAATCTCTACAGATGAACCTACAGGTATAGGTACGTCTTTTATAAGATGTGCTGTAGTATTCTGTGTTGAGCCTGATTGGTTTGTTGTACTTACTAATTTAACAGAAGCTGTAACTTGTGCTGTATGAACATTTGCGAGTGTTAGTCCTATAACAACAGCAGTGGTGTTGTCTGGACAATCATATATCTCTTCAAAAGTTCCTGCACTTGCAGGTGCAACATCCCTTGTTGTTAATTTAAATGTATTTGCCATTTTTTATTTCCTTATAATTATACTCGGTTTTGCCTAATTTGTCAAGTAAAATTAACCGAGGGCAATCGCTAATGCAGTTGGGTCATCTGTTGTAAACCCTGCACTAGATAAATATGTCTTAACATCTGTCAATGCCACTTGTTTCATTGTACCATTATCATTTGTTACCACTCTATCTGCATCTGCTAATGTTGTAGAAGAAGCAGATGTATCACCATCCATGATGTTTAGTTCTGTTGCTGTTGAGGTGACACCATCTAATATGTTCAACTCGGCTGCAGTTGATGTAATTGAAGTTCCTGCTATTTGTAATGTAGTAGCATTTACTTCACCACTAGAACCATATATGACTGCTTTACTGTTTACTATTGTACCTGCAGATGAACCATCAACTAAGTTTAACTCTGCAGGAGTAGATGATATCTGTGTAGTGCTTACGGCAGCTAATACAGGTATTGTACCTGATACGTTTGGTAAGTTAATTGTTCTGTCTGCTGTTGGGTCTATAATAGTAAGTGTAGTCTCGTGAGCATCTGCAGTAGCACCCTCAAATACTATTGCATTTTCTGCGTTCATTGTAACTGTGTCTACAGTAGTTGTAGTACCTGCTACAGTTAGTTTAGGTACGAGTAGCTCACCTGTACTTGGATTATACCTTAGTGCTCCTGTATCATCTAGTAAACCATTTGATTCATCATGAAATACTACAGGAAAGTTTGTGTTAGCTGTACTATCTGTAACTGTTGTTGTTGCTGCTAAAGTAGCATTTGATACTGTTGTACCTGCTATAACACTTGATAGGGCAGTACCATTGACTGTGATTGCATCTGCTTCAAGTGTTCCATCTATATCTGCATCACCACTTACATCAAGAGAACCTGCATCAAGCTCACCTGTTAGTGTAATATTTCTAAAGGATGCTACATCTTTGTTTGCATCTGCTGTTACTACTTTACTTGCAACGACTGTGCCTACAGAAGCACCTGTGTCACTATAATTAAGTTCTGTTGCAGTAGAGGTTACACCATCTAAGATATTAAGTTCTGCAGCAGTAGAAGTTACATTCGTGCCACCGATATCAAGTGTAGTCATGGATACTTCACCTGCTACAGTAACCACACCACTAGCGAGTGTTAATAAATCTGTGTCGTTTGTGTGACCTATGGTGCTATTGTTTATAACAACATCATCTATAACTAGAGAACCACCTGTAACTAATCCTAGAGTTGTTATTGTAGATGAACCTATATTAATACTACCAAAATCACTCGTTATACTACCAGAGTTTAATGCACCCACTGTTGTAGCTGCAGTAGTTACAAGGTTAGGCATTGCAGTTATTTCATCGTCAAAGTAAGCTGCTAAGTCTGTTACTGCCACCTGAACCATAGTTCCGTTGTCATTTAAAACAACTCTATCTGCATCTGCTACTGTTGTTGATGTGGCACTTGTACCCCCATCTACAATGTTTAGTTCTGCTGCAGTAGATGTAATTGCTGTGCCATTAAAGTTTATTGCATCTAAGTATGCAACACCATCAATGTATATATCTTTCCACTCTTGACTAGAAGAACCTAAGTCATATGTATTATCATCGTCAGGTATAATATTAGAATCTACATCTGCACCAAACACAACATTGTCTGTGGCAGCATCACCCATTGTGATTGTACCACCATTAAATGTAGTTGTACCTGTAACAGTTAAGTTACCACCTATACCTAAGTTACCTGATATGTCAGCATTACCATTTATATCTACTGTGGTTGCAGCTATCTGTATTTCTGTATCAGCTACAAGGTCAAGTTGTCCATCGGCACTTGAATTGATGTATATAGCTGTATCTCTGAATTGTAGCTTCTCTGTAGAAGCAATAAGTATGTCATCACTAAACTCAAAATAATCCTCGTCTTCTTTCCATGTCAATACACCATCTGCTGTTTCACCATCAAATGTTACTGCTATATCTGTACCTGCTGTGCCATCACCTATAGTGATTGCAGTTCCAAGTAGTTTAGTTATAGGTCCACCTTCAGCAGTTGTACCATCGTGTGTATGTCCTGTACTTGATGCAAATGCTGCAAGTAGTTGGTCAAACTCATTATTGGTATCGGCTGCTTGTATTACGTCACCATCAGTGTATGATGATTGTCTTGTGTACGTTGCTCCCATTAACGTCTAGCTCCTAATTGATATTCTAACTGAAATCCTTTAAGTGAGTAAGGGTCAGTTGTACCTCCATCGTTTACTCTTAATGCTACTGCAAACCCTGAACCTTCTACAGACTGTCTTACTAGTGGTTGTGAAGGACCTCCATATGTTACGACCCCATATGTTGATGTTCCGTATATACCTGCTATATCTGTTGAGTCTAATGGATAAGCAGCAGGTCTAACTGAATCTGCTGACTCGTAATCATATCTAACAAATAAGTCTGCATCTATGATGGATTCAGGTTTATAGTTTACAATAACTCTTTGCATATGTTTACGTATTCCGGGGTCTCCAAAGGTCATATCAGGACTACGATATTTACCATTTATAGCAGAGCCATCAAATGTAGAACCTTCTTCTTGTCTGTATACATAACCATCGAAGCCTCCATGTATAATAAGGACATCACCTACACTTATAAAAGTATCAGTACAAGCAGGTTTAATTCCTTTTAATCTAGCAAACTCATAGGCTTCTCTACCACTTTGTTGACCTTTTAACACACATATAAGTCCTTCTGTTCTACTTTCAAGCAAACCTGTTTTACTAAAAAATAAACGATATTGTGTCTTTTGGGGTATTACTACAGATTCAAAAACAGAGGCATCAATTATTTCATCATCAAATACTGATTGTACATTAGAGCTTATAGTTCCTAATTCAACGTCACCGATTCTCGCTGTACCTGCAACTGTTCTTAATCCATCAGGTCCTAAGAATATTAAGTCACCTGCAAATTCTTGAATAGTCTTGCCATTTATACAACCTATATCTCTTGTTACTGCTGATACTGCAAAATTAGCACTAGAGCTACCTGATAATTTAAATATTCTATTTTCGCAAAATATAAATAAATTCTCTCGGAAAACTTTAAGTCCTACAACAGTATCATCAACTTTAAAACTACCTGCACCTGAACCACTACTAAACGCATCTTCATCAAAAGGTTGACTAAATACTACTTCTTGTGGGGTGCTTGACATACCTGCATAAAACATATGCTCTCTGAATGATGCAACAATACTTGCACCTTCAACAGCACTAGCTGTTACATCTGTTGCACTTAAAGATGAATTAAAAACTGTGGGGTCATTAACACCATCTACGACAACTATTTTTTCATTGCCATCAAAATTAAATCTTTCAAAAGAATATTTACCTGCACTAGTTCTTCCTGTATCTCTTTCAGTCCAACTTTCTGACACTACTGTACGTGTAGTATCACTAGTTGCAGTATGAGCCGCAGCAGATGTGTTATTTACTGCTCTTGTTACACCTGTAAATGTTGTTGATGTCACACCTGTATAAGTAAATTGTTCGCTGTCTATTTGTATTGTACCACTAGAACTAAACCCTGTAGTGCTTTTTACTGTTATAGTTCCTGAACCTGTCATTGCAGTTCCTTGAGCTATGATACTAGCAGGACCTCTTCCTAAATCAGTTACAGCAGAGCTAAATATCTTTTCACCTCTTGCAGCTAATATTTTATTAGCAAAGGTAGTAACCATAAGAACCAATTCATCAGATGAACTAGTGTGAGGCACAATTTGTCTTACATGTCTTTGATATCCACTTATTCTTCTGTATCCACCTTCTATATCAGGTTCAAAGTTTTCAAGTTGTATTGCTTGACCCGGCTGCATTATAAAAGTAGAACGATTGGCTATCAATCCACCTTCACATATAAATGCACTAGGACTTACTTGTGAAGCATCAGGCATTTAATTCACCCTTATACTTAAATCTGCACTACTTGTATAACCTACTTTTGGTATAAATGTAGACCTTACATATTCAAATCTATTGACAAGTAGTGTCTGCATATTCTTTATGCCCTGTTCAAACCTTTGAAAATTAAGTTGATATTGTGCTGTTTCACCTCTATACTGATATACAAAAGCAGTTGCACCATCTACTATAACTGCTGCAAATCTGTCAGGTATTGTAGTTGTGTCACTATGGGCAGACATATCTGTTGGAAAAGAGAAAAAGTCATACTTTAAACTAAATCCTTTTGTAGGAAAAGGATATAATAAAAAGTTATTATCAGGTGTTCTTGCTACATATTGTGGCACACCCCCTGATTCAAACTGTGCTACCTGTACTCCACTTGCTATAGATGCTGCAGTTGTATCGTTTGCACCTCTAGTGCATCCTGTGAATGTAGTGCTTGAACCTACTGCAGTATATGTTATCTGCTCATTACCTATAAATAAAGTTCCTGTAGCATCAAATCCTGTTGTACTTGCTACAGTAATTGTTGTCACACTGTCTGTGTGTGTTGTACTTGTAGTAGTTGTTTGTATTTCATCTTCTTGTGTTATATAACTATTTATATAATCATTATAATTTATTATGTATAATCTACCCCCACTACATCCTAAGTCTGAATCTTTTACTAATCTAAATGTATTATAGTCAACAGTCTTTGCAGTTGTAGGTATTGAATACCTTACAGTTCCACCGACTAACGTTTCTGTTTTTGTTGAATGATTAAAAGGATATTGAAATTCTTTTTGATTAATATATCGGACAGATTCATTGACTGCATTTTGAGCTTGAGTTTGTATGCCTCTAGCACTAGTAAAGTTACTTGAAGTTAGTTGCACTTCATTTAATCGTGCTAAAACTTTATTAGTATATGTTAAGTAACTCTCTGCCATGTATAATTCCTATAAATTAAGTATTATAATCTAATAATAGCTCTTCATTTTTTTTTACTAGTCTTTTAGTAATAATATTAAAAACAAAATAATCATCCCAATCTTGTGTGCATTCTAAAAAACAATTTGGTTTATCTGAGTGATTTATAAAGCCACCCAAAGGTGTTCTTATATAATTAAAAATCATTGGCACTTTAATATGTGTAGAACCTAAATCTGTATCTTTTTTTATATTTTGTTTAGCAAATATTCCATGACCATCAATAAAACTTTTTTGTATATAAACTTCATTAGGTAAAGGATTATAGTAAAATCTATTATAGTTTATTTTCATTTACAACTTATTATTATTTTAGTGTAGAGGAGCAAGTTGCCCTGCTCCCCTAGAAAAAGTTTAAGCTAATTGGTCTCTATCGACCTCATCAGGCTTATCATCTAAACCATGACCTGCTAAATCAATAACAGTGGCATACATTCTAAGTCTGCCTGTAGCTGGAGCAGCACCTGCAATCTTAGCATCAATAGTATCTGTAGTAGTTACAAATTGAGTGTAAGTTGAAGCTGCACTTCCTACAATAGTATTAGTTTGACCATTACTACCTGCTGCACAAAAACCTGTAGAGGTTATATCTGCACCATCAATAATGTCATCACCTGCTGCAAAGTCCATGTCAAGAGTACA